GGATCTATGTTTTGTTGAACGGCGTCAGCTGCAATATCCGGATTGCCTATATTGGCAACTAGATTATTGCCTGTGACTGTAAGAGTTACTACATCATCTTTTCCTACTTGTGATATGGGAAATTGTGATATTGCGTCAAAACCTAAATTCATAAATGTCCTTAAAAGGAGACAGGGGGTATGTGGTGGTGCCCTGCCTCCATCTAAGGATTATATCATCGTTTAAACCAGGAAGGAAGTCCTAAATGTGGACGTTTGTCAAACATATTATCTTTCGCTCCGGGTGTTTTACGATTGTTATAATGTAGAAAAACTTGTACGCATTCTTTGCCTTTAAATTTTTCTCTCCAATGCTCTAACTCACAGCCAGAATAAACTAACATATCGCCTTGTTTTAAATCTATTTTAACACCTTTTTTACCAACTTCTCCAGATGGTTCTAGATATATTGGCCAGTCATCACCAGCAAGATTCATTGTAGTTGATATCTCACAGGAAAATCTATCTTTATGTCTTTTTAATTCATCGCCTTTTTTATATATTCTTGCATATGTATATGCAGGATACAGTTTTAATCCTGTTGCTTTTTCCATACCAGGTTGACACTTAAGTAATAAAGTTTCCATAGCCATATTTGCATATTGAGAATATGTATTTGGTATCTGTCCATCAGGCTCTTCGTAATATCCAATGAGAGTTTCAAATGGAGAAAAGTATCTTGAGGCTTTACAAGTATCGTAAACTTGTTTTTGCATTAAAAAATAATTTGCAATAAAAGCTGCTAGGTCTTTTGATATTGCTTGACGGATAACTGTATATTTTTTCTTTTTAAACATCTTTAGCCATTTCCTTTGGGATAGCTGTAATATTCCAATGAATAAATCTAAATGGTTCTATACCAAAATCCACTGCATACTCGTGTTCCAAAAATCCTGGAAATATAATTATTGTGCCTGGTTTAGGTCTAAAATGTATTAGCTCACTACCACCCCATACACCTTTTATATTTGGTTTCATTTTTAATTTAGTTGCACGTGCCCCAGTTCTTGGTTCGTGAAATATTGGAAAAGATGTTTTGTCACTACACTTTAAAAAATAAAAACCTGATACGTGTTGATTCCAATGTATGTGTGCTGCGTGATGACCTCCACCTTTTTTAGCAAACTCTTGTACCCACATCTCACTAAATATAGTTTGATATTGTGTCATATCATAACCTTGGTGATCTAAATATTCCCAAGACTTTTGACCAATATAATTTCTAAAATCTAAAAAATCATTATCAGCTGTAAGAGGTGTTGAGTGATATGATCTTCCAAAATCACCCCATTTTTTTATATGTTCTTTTTCTCTCTTACGAGCTTCTTGAATATATTTATTAGAGGCTTTGTTTAAAGATTTTACAAACTCTGGTTTGTGTTCTGACCAAATAGTCGTGTTAAAATAATTATTTATAAACATTATTTAAAAGGCCTCCCTAAATGCCATACCACAAGACTATATCTTGTGCCTGATGTTACTGGTTTAACTCTATGCCACACAAAACTAGGAAACACAATAATAGATCCTTTTGGTAATATTTCTTTACATTGTATTCTATGTTTTGATTCGTCTCGCATATGTGGATCATAGTTTCTAAAATCAAATTCTAATTCACCACCTTTATATTCTGATCCATCTGTTAATTGACAGGTCATAGATAGTTTTCTTATTTTACCGTGATCTGGTGTATTTGGTTTATCGTAAGGTTTGTCCCAACTATCACAATGCCAATCGTAATATTGATTTAATTTATATTTTGTAAACTGACAAGACTCAGATCTATCCCAATCAAAGTTCCAACCAGCTGCTTTATTAGCTTTATGAACATATGGATGTAATTCTTTATATATCCAAGTATCATTAAGCCATACTAAATCTGATTTTCTTTTTTTCTGTATATTTTTAACATCTTCTTTTGATAATTCTTCTTTGTCATAACCACCAGTTCTAGCTAATACCTCTTTTTGCTGTAGTGCATATGCTATAACATCGTCACAAAATCTAGGTGTTAACACACCACTAAAATACCAGTAGTAATTAGATATATTCATAGGTTATTGTTTGAACAAAATTTAAACTATCTTTTTGATTATTAGTTAGGTAGTACATATTAGTTGATGGAAACATTATAAATTTATTATCAGTTAATGGTATGTCCCAAGATCTTCCTTTACGTCTATTATCTCCATAGTGTATTCGAACCATACAATCTTTAACTTTTACTCCATAAAGAAATGTAAAGTCTGGTGAATTTCGTAAATCTACAGGATCTACATTTAACAAAGGAATTGTTGTCTCTTGAGGCTTATACATATCACCCCACGTTTCTTTATTAATTAATTGAATACCATAATCTAGACGTATATGCTCTCGTATATATGTATTTAACATATCCCAAGTTTTAGAGAATGGAAATTTTTTGTTTTGAATTTGTGATTGTAAGATGTCGTCTGATAATTTATTTCGGTCAATGTCCCAATCTTTAGGCATCGCCACATCACCATAATATAACGCTATTTCAGATAATACTTTCTTTTGCATACCACCACCATTTTTAATCTATGCGTTATGATCTGTCAAGTCCCAAGATTGGCCTGATTCATTCCAATCATAAACCCATCTGTGAGTTCCAGCTTCATTTTGTGAAAGTTGTTCAGCTGTCAATACTGGAGCATCACCGATTGGTGATTTCCAAGAAGCTGATTCAATATGTTTTACCCAAGATGCATATGGTTTTTTAGGCCAAAAAATATTATTATCTTCGTCCCACTCATAACCTATACCTGCATAGTTTCCTCTAAATGCTTTTGAATTATCACCAGAGTTATGTGTATTGTTAATAGTATTATATGAAGTTTGAATCCACATTTGTGCAGGCCAATTATTATGTAATTCTAAATATTGTTGACCTACTGCTTCATCTTCAATACCATCAGCATTTAACATATCCTTATTATCTAAGGTTAATACTGATATAATTTTTCCGTTAGCTCCTAGTTTTGCAAAATGTGCCATAATGTTTCTCCTTATATATTAATTTTAATTACCATTCAACTATTGAAATTTATACCTTATTATAACTATTCCAGAACCACCAGCATTTCCTCTGTTAGGTGAAGGATAATTTCCTGCTCCACCGCCACCGCCGCCTGAGTTATCAGCTGCAACGGTTGTAGTTGGTACAGTAGATTGATCACCACCTCCACTACCACCTGCTGCGTAAGTTACAGGTGAATTGTTAATAGTTGTTGTTGCTCCTGCACCACCTGCAGTTGTTGTTGTTAAAGGTGAAGGACCCGGACTATTTGCTCCTACTGCAGTTGCTCCGCCACCACCAGCACCTGGCCATTGTGAACCTCCCGGACTAACAATACCACCATTATTACCTTGAGGTGGAGTTACAGGGGGTGTGTTACCTGCTCCGGGTGCTCCTACACATCCGGGACCAAGAGGACCTCCGCATCCTGCAGGTCTAGTCCAACCACCTCCACCACCACCTGAACCACCTGGATTACCATTTTTGTCTGTTCCTGGACCTGGTCCTTGACCACCTGCACCACCACCAGCTGCACTTATTGTTGAAAATACTGAAGCAACTCCATCAGCACCTTTTCCTGGTGAACCTGGAGGAGCTGCTCCTCCTCCACCAACTGTTATTGGAAAACCTGTTGCTGTAACTGTAACTCTATTTCCTGGAGTTCCAAAACCATCTAGCGGACTAGCTGTATAAGGAGTTACTGGATTTTTTATTTCTCTAAAACCACCAGCTCCACCGCCACCACCTACATCAGTGCCTCCTGATCCACCTCCACCTAAAACCAAATAAGATACAATATTATTAGTGGCACATCCAGCTGCTGCATTAACAGTAAAAGTTCCTGGTCCTGTAAATGTATGTATCTTGCAATTGCCTACTGTTGTTATATTTCCACCTGATGCGTCTATAAAACCTTCACCTATAAATCCTGTTCCTTCTTCTACTGCTAACCAACCTTTTGTTGCATCAGCATAAACCATAGTTAAACTTTCATTATCAGTGTTTCTAGTAGAATCAGTAGCATCACCATTTAAATTAGAACCATTTCTACCTATAGTTAAAGCGTGTGTTGAAAAAGAACTTCCATAATCTTTGATAGCTACAATATCACCAACTGAAGGTGAACTTGGTAAGTTCATTGTAAATGCTCCACCAGAAGTATTACAGAAATATCCCTCTCCTGACGCAGCAGTAAACGTTGCTGTTTTAATTGATGTTTGCCAATCAACAGCTCCAGCTCTACCCATACCAGTCGTGGATGCACCAGATGCTATTGCTACTGTTTTACCTGATTCACCTAATGTAAGTGTACTTCCTGATCTTGTTGTTACTGTATTTACTTTTATTGTGCTCATAATTTACCTAGTTTTGAAATTTGTATTTAATTATTACTATACCACTACCACCACCTCCTGAAGTTCCACCTGCTGTTGGTGCGCCTCCACCACCACCACCAGTGTTTGAAGTACCAGAACCTGCTGTCCCAGATCCACCACCTTTACCAAAACCTCCTCCTCCTGGAGCACTTGGTGTGTTTGAAGCTGTTCCTGGACCATCATCATTACCAGCTCCACCGCCACCACCTGCATAATTTCCTGCTGGACTGCCACCTAAAGGTGCTGGAAAAGTTGGTGATACATCTGTTCCATTTCCACCAGTTCCTCCTGGATTTCCTGGACTTCCTGGACTTGGTCCTCCTGATCCAGCGCCACCGTGTCCACCACCTCCTGCACCTGAATTATAATTAGGTACTGGACCGTGTGATCCTCCAGGATTACCTTGTGGAGGACTTACTGGAGGAGTGTTACCAGTGCCACCTGTAGCGGCACTACCACCATTTCCTCCGCCACCACCGCCTGAACCTCCATTTCCACCTGTTCCACCACTCTCTGAACCACCTCTACCACCTCCTGCAGAGGTAGTTGTAATGGCCGTTGAATCTACACCTGCTGTTGAATTACAACCTGGTGGACCACCTGTTCCACCACCACCTACAGCTATTGAGTATCCTTGAGCAGTAACTGGCACACCTGGTATATTTCGTAATCCTCCTGCACCACCTCCACCACCACCATTAGATTTACCTCCACCACCGCCAGCAACGACAAATGTTGTAACTGTATCTGAACCAGCGGGGTTTCCCACAGAACAAACTGTAAAAGTTCCTGGTCCTGTAAATTTATGATATTTAAAATCTCCTATTGTTGATATTGTTCCACCTGATGCTGTTATATAGTCAGGACCATATTTTGTTGTAGCTTCATTCACTAATACCCATCCTTTAGTAGCATCTACATAAACAAAAGTTACAGATTCTGCATCTCCATCTAAAGTTACATCAAGTGAAACACCTTCAATAGGTGAACCACCTCTACCTAGTGTTATATTATGTGTCGAAAAAGTTTGTGCATAATCTTTTACTGCTACTATGTTTCCTGGGCTTGGAGACGATGGTAAGTTAACTGTAAATGCACCAGCACTTGTATTACAAAAATATCCTTCGCCGTTTGAAGCTGTGAATGTTGCTGTTTTAATACTACCTGTCTGCCAATCTACAGTCCCTGTTCTTCCAAAACCTGATTGACTAGCACCTGATGCTAAATTAATTGTATCACCACTAGCGCCAATAGTAATTGTATTACTATTCTCGTTAATGATGTTTGCACCGCATTGGTTTTGTATATTATTTACTTTAATTGTACTTGTCATAATTATTGAAACCTATACCTTATTATTACAATTCCGCTACCACCAGCTGCACCATCACCACCAGTTGGTCCACCTCCAGCTCCGCCACCACCGCCACCACCGGTATTATCTGTTCCTGCTGAACCTGTTCCTTGTGGAAATGCACCACCACCTCCGCCACCACCAGCTCCACCTGATTTTGAAGGACCGTCTCCACCGCCGCCACCGCCTCCGGCTCTTGCAGTAGGAGTTCCATTTATACTTGAAGTTCCACCTGCTCCCCCTTGAGCAATAGTTGGATTACTAGGTAATCCTGAATTTCCAGCAGCAGTTGCTCCACCGCCACCACCACCAAAATAACCTGGACTTGGATCAGCCACTCCACCAGGGTTTCCTTGAGGAGGAGACACTGGAGGAGTATTTCCTGCGCCTGCATTAGGCCCTGGATTTTGTCCACCTCCGCCGCCACCAGATCCACCAGATGCCCCTGCATTTACAGGAGGTGTTCCTACTGTTCCTCCACCTCCACCACCTGTTGATGTAATTGTTGAAAATGTTGATACTCCTCCACTTCCCCCTGTTCCATTCGGACTTGTTCTTCCTGCTCCTCCACCACCTACTGTTATTGGATAAGATTGAACTGCAACTGGTAAAGCTGAAACACCTGATCCTAAAGGACTTGCTGCATAACATCCAGAAGCTGCACCTGATGATTCTCTAAAACCACCAGCACCACCGCCACCACCTAGGCCTCCGCCTCCGCCACCACCAGCGGCTACTACTAAATAATCTACTGTGGTAGAACCTGCTGGGGCTCCTGCATTAGTTACTACAAAACTTCCTGGCCCTGTAAATGTGTGGACTTTAAAATTTGTACAAACAGTTGTGATTGTTCCTCCTGTTGCTTGTATAAAAGCAGCACCTTCGTCTGCAAATTGATTATCTTGAATTGATCTCCAACCGACTGTTGAATCTACATAAACTAAAGTTGCGCCTTCTCCTTCAGTGTTTAATGAAACTGGACCCGTTCCAGTGTTAATTTTTTCAGAACCATTTGGTGTAATTGTTAAAGCGTTATTTTGAAAATTGTTTCTATAATCTTGAAAAGAAACAATAGCTCCAACAGAACCTGCCGGTAAATTTGCCGTGACTTCACCGCCATTTGTGTCTACGAAAAATCCTTGACCATTTACAGCTGTAAATGTTGAAGTTTTAATAGATCCTGTTTGCCAATCTACTGTCCCTGTTCTACCAAAACCTGTCTGACTAGCACCACTAGCTAAGGCCACAGTTCCACCACATCTACCTATAGTTACTGTGTTTGCATCTACAGCTACTGTTTGACCTGCACCACAACCTACTGTTAAAGTGGTTCCGCATTGTGGTCCTATTTTATTTACTTCTATCTTTGACATTACACTATTACTAAAGTCCCCGTTACTG